AGAAGCAGATGGCAACATAGTAGGAATGCTGTTAGCAATGATACAAGGTGATATGTGGTTGCCAGAAGTAAAGTCAATGAGAGAGATTGCTTGGTGGGTAGATCCAGAACACAGAGGATCAAGTGCCGGTGCAAAATTATTAAAAGAGTATGTGGGTGTAGGAGACCGACTGGTAGATGAAAATATTATCAGTGCATACACAATTACAACGTTAGGTATGGGAGACCATTTGAATATGCAAAAAAGAGGATGGACACCAATAGAAACTAACTTTGTTAGAGGAGCCGCATAATGGCAGTATTTTCAGCAATAGCAACAGCAATAGTAGGTGCAGTAGCAACAGCAGGAACTATTCTTGGATCAACATTATTGTTTGATGTTGTTGTAGGTGTAGTTGCCGCAGGTTTAGCCACAGCAACTGCCAGAGCAACAGGTATGTTTAAGGCACCCAGTGCCGGTGAAGCAAACGATCCAGGTGTAAGAATAACCCTAGCACCAGACACAGCAAACAAAATACCAGTGTTGTATGGTAAAGCATTTACCAGTGGGCCCATATTCGATGCCGCAATCAGTAATCAAAACGAAACAATGACTTACTGTATTGCACTCAGTGAAGAAACAGATACAGGTAGTTTTACAGTTTCAAATGTTTTTCTAAACGATGCTAGACTTGTTTTCAGTGGTAATAGTGTTACCAGTCACTTTGATCCTAACGGAACAAGTGCAACAACTTACGCCGGTAATGTGAGAGTTAATGTTTATCAAGGTGGATCAACAGGAAGTGATGTTATATTTCCAACTAGTGGCACAGGCTCAACTACACCAGCAACCAGTTTGGTGGCACATTGGGCACCAGCAACACATACAGCAAACAATTTGGTGTATGCAGTAGTGCAAATTGATTATTCACCAGAAAACGGACTAACAGGTTTACCACCCATAACATTTGAAATGACCAACAGTCTTAAGAATCCAGGTTTGGTGCTACAAGATTATTTGAACAATGATAGGTATGGTGTAGGATTCAGCAACACACTGATTGATACAAACAGTATAGTGGGCACAGCCAATACAGCAATGCGAGGTTTTTGTGATGAACTTATCGATTACAAAGATGCAGGTGGTAGCACACAACAAAATGCACGTTATGAAATAAATGGTGTATTAACAACCTTTGCAGATACTAGAACAAACATAGATAGAATATGTCAAGCAGGCGGAACATACTTTGCATATGACGGTAAACAAGGCAAATTCAAAGCAATACCTAACAGAGCATACACAGCCGCAGAACAAGCCAATGCACTGGTATACAATGATAGCAATATGGTAGGTAAGTTAGACATAAGTTCAACAGAATTGTTCAGTATGTATAACGCAGTAGAAGTAGAGTTTGCAGATGACAACAGAAAAGACCTAATGAACACGGTGCTTATAGAAACACCAGCAGGCGACAGAAACGCAAATGAACCAGACAATGTATTAAAATACAACATTGATTTAATCAATGACAAGATAAGAGCAGAAAGATTAGCAAATGTTGACCTTCAACAAAGTCGATTAGCAACAGTTATTCAGTTTAGCACAGATTATAGTGGTATGCAAACAGATATAGGTGATATTGTGAAAGTAGATAATGACTTGTATGGTTTCAACAACAAACTGTTCAAAATTATGCGAACCAAAGAAGTAGAAACAGCACAAGGTATGATTGGTGTTGAAATGACTGGTTTAGAATATGACGATAACATTTACACAATGCCAGTTAATGCACAATTAGACTTGCCTAGAGCAAACATAGATCAACCTAGAATACCTATATACCCACCAGGAAGTTTTCCTTTACCAATTGCACTGGAAGGTGGTTATGGTAATTTAAATATTAACGTCGAAAAGTTCGGTAATCAACTTAATAGATTTCATTTTGGACCTTTAAGTCCGGGTGGACAAGTAGAAGACAAACCGGCAAACAAATTAAACTTGGGTAACACCACAACATATACCAATTTGTTTACCAGAAGAGAATTAGACTTCACAGCAGGTGGCGGATTAGAACCAGGTGACTATTCATTTATAAGTGGTGCAACACCTATAGGAGCCGGAAACGCAAATCCTGCCAGTTTTAGTGTTATTTCAAATGTGCAAATACAATATGCAAATGGATTTGTGCAAAAAGAAGAGTTTGGTCTCAGTGTATTGAATGTAACAAATCCACCCAGTGTGATAGAAGCAAACAAAAAGATTGTTGTTGGCCCAAATCCAGTAAGTGGTAATGTGGTAATGGAAGGATTTAACACATTAGATGATGTAAGTGGTGATAGAGGATTTAACAGTATAAGATATGATATGTTGAGAATAACCAAAGGAGACGTATTCTAATGAGTAATTATATTCTATATCACACAGACACTGGTTTTATAGAAAGTGTGTTGAGGTTAACTGATACCAGCAAACAAAAAATGCTAGACAACAATCCAGGCATTGCATTTATGCCAGGCACAGTTGCAGATGTAAACAAAGTGCAAATGAACGTGTCAGTAACACCGCATTTTATAGAAGCAAAACCAGAAAAAGTTATAAACATACCACAATATGTGAGACAACAAAGATTAACATTACTAAAACTCAGTGACTGGACACAAACAACAGATTCACCATTAAGTGCCAGTAAGAAGGCAGAATGGGCCACATACAGACAAGCATTGAGAGATATGCCCACAAATGCAGACAATTGGGCCACAGTAGAAGACATAACCTGGCCCAGTCAGCCAAGTTAAGATAAATATAACAAAATAAGCCTTGTAGACCTCAGTTTGCAAGGAAATTCCCTCAGGAGTGAAATATGTCAGGTAGAGTATTAGATTTTAAGAGTTACGTTGGTGGAATGGACAACGTAATTGTAGAAGAAATGGTTCCATCCAAACAAAAAACATTTAGATATGACTATGGTGTAGATATTACTAACTATAGTTTCGAATTAAGTGCCCAAACAATAGTAATAGATACTATTGCATATGACCGTGTAACCGGTGACCCAAATTTTACAGATTCCACAGTTTTAGGCAGTTTTGCCAATGTAGACTTTGGTGCAGGTAATATTAATGTTGTTAGTGCCGCAAATGGCACAGTTGATATAACTATCCCAGCACAAAGATACACTGGTAATATTATACCAGATGCAAGAACTAATGTGCCAGTAACAGTTGTTAGTGTGAAATGGACAGACAGCACAATAACTCCAACTCAAACAGACAGCCATAGATGGGCAATATTAGAGAGATATGAACCAGATGTTACCATTGGTAATCCAACATTAGATGCCGGTTTCACAGCAATACCAACATCGTAGGAGAACTAAATGGCTAATGTAACAATAACAAGCAGTAATCCTTCAATTACTGTAAACAAAAGTAATAATACTGTTAATGTAAGTTCTACAAGTTCAACAGTAACAGTAAGTCAAGTTGCCGCACTGGCAAACGTAGAATCAGTAAGAAGTGTATTAAGTGTAACTGACGCAGGTGGCGATGGCAGTTTAACATATGCTAATACAACAGGTATATTCACTTACACAGGACCAAGTGCCGCAGAAGTAAGAGCACATTTAAGTAACACTTCACCAATACAATACAACAGTTCAACTGGTGTTATAGGTATAGACAGTGCCGCATTGTTCACAGGTAAAACAACTGATGACTTAACAGAAGGCACAACTAACAAATACTTTACAACAACAGGTGCAACTGTAAACACAGATGCTTTACCAGAAGGTTCAACTAACTTATACTACACAAATGCTAGAGCAGATGCAAGAGTAGATGCTCAAACTGGCGCAAACCTAGACCTTAGCAGTAAAGATACAGACGATCTAGCACAAGGTAGCACAAATTTATACTTCACTAACACAAATGCAAACACTTGGTTTACAACTCAAACCACAGACGATTTAACACAAGGATCTAGTAATTTATACTTCAGTGAAAGTTTGGCTAGAAGCAGTGTAAATGCCACAGACGCAGGCGGATTTGGTAGTTTTGGTTACAACAGTGGCACAGGTGTATTCACATACACAGGACCAAGCAGTGCAGACATAAGAGGTCAATTGAGTGCTACATCACCTATAACATATAACAGTAGCACAGGTGCAATCGGTATAACTGATATCACAGGACTAAACAGTAGCACAGATGTCGATATCAAAGCCGGCGACAGCATATACAATTTTATAGATAAAAATGACAACAGCACAACAGAAGTTTTCAAAATATTTGCAAATGGAGAAACTACAGGTGCGTCTGACCAATTATTTCAAGTAGACGAGCAAGGTAATGTTACACTATGGGGTAACAATGCAGACGGCAATCAAGCAAGATTAAGACTGAGAAAAGACGGTGATATAATCTTAACACAAGGTAACTTTGGTGCATCAACACATTTACAATTAAATGCCAAGTTAGCACCTACACCAGCAGGTATGGTCAGTGGTGGAACACCAAGAAATGGTATGTGGATGAGAGTTGCAAGTGGCACAGATCCAGACAGTTATACCACAAAAGCAAACAGTTTTATAGACTTTAACCAAGCACCATACAGCAGTAGTGTAACAGGTGATAACTGGGATGGTATGATATTGGGACACAATGGTGGTCTCACAGTTGCAACAGATTGGGAAGGTGCAAACAGTGAAACAGCAGGTTTTACTGTTAGACGTGTAAGAGGTAGTAATGTAAGTGCTACAAGTGGCTCTGCAGAAAACTTATTTAGAGTTAGAGCAAATGGTGTAGTAGACTTTGGACAAATAACTGGACAAACACCTAGAGCCAGAATGAATATGACTGGTGCAAAAAGTGTTTTAGAAGTTGACCAAGGTGCTTTTGAAGATATCACTATGAGCAACACAGGCATAAGTGCAGTTGCACAAGGTGAAATACAAACTGGTAGTTTAAACACCACAAGAACAAATGGTGCTACTACTGATATAGAAATGTTAAGAGCCGAAGCAAGTGTGCAACGAGCCGTAATAGCAACAACAGATCCAGACAAAAGAAATTTAATCAGTTTAGATGATAACAGTGGCAGCCAAGCAAATGCTGTTACTATACAAGGTAAAAGTAATGTTAATATCATAATCGATGATGATAATGCTGGCACAAATCAATTTACCATATTCAAAACCACAGAAGGATCTAACAGTGGTAATGGTATTCTAAAACTAACCGCAACAGGCAGTTTAACACTAAACAACGCATTCACACTTCCTAACACAGATGGTAGTGTTGACCAAGTTTTAACCACAAATGGTAGTGGTGTAGTTACTTGGGAAGACGCAGGTAGTGGTTTAACAAATGCACAAGTTATAACTCATATATCACAAAATCCTTTAACAGTAGGCGGTAATCTAAATGTTCAAGGAAATATTATTGCAACAGGCAATATAGATTATGAAAATGTCACAGACTTATATGTGACAGACCAAAAGATAACTCTAAATGCCAATGCGGCAACAGATAGCAATGTGCAAATTATTGCAAACAGACCGCAAACTACCAGCACAGAAATTAAATGGAATGAAGACACAGACAAGTGGACATTCACAAATGATGGTAGCACATTTTACAATTTAGCAACCAGCACTAGTGATGTTGCAGAAGGAACTAATCTTTATTACACAGATGCTAGAGTAGATGCACATTTATCAGGTGGCACAGGTATAACATATACAGCAGGGAGTA